CATGTTTACGATTAGGTAGTAGAATTATAGGTAAATGTATGATGGGCTCAACTTCAAATGCTTTAGACAAAGGTGGAGAAAACTTTAAAAAACTATACAACGCGTCAGATGTCAAGAAAAGAAATAGAAATGGTCAGACAAAGTCTGGACTATACTCTCTTTTTATCCCAATGGAATGGAACTACGAAGGATTTATTGACGAGTATGGAGTTCCAGTCTTTACTACTCCTGATATCGATAGACTCGCACCAGACGGTGAACTAATAGACATAGGCGTAATAGATAACTGGCAAAATGAAGCTGATGGTCTAAGAGATGATCACGACGCTTTAAACGAGTTTTATCGTCAGTTTCCGCGAACGACAGAGCACGCGTTTAGAGATGAAACTCAAAACAGTATATTTAACCTAGTTAAAATATATGAGCAAATAGACTATAACGAAGGTATAGGAAATTCAGCGGTAATATCAACTGGTAATTTCCAATGGGTAAATGGTGTTAAAGACTCTCAAGTTATGTTTTACCCAGATCCAAAAGGTAGGTTTAAAGTTAGCTGGGTACCACCGGTTCACCTACAAAACAATGTTATATTGAAAAACGGTATTAGGTATCCAGGTAACGAACACGTAGGCGCCTTTGGTTGTGATAGTTATGATATATCAGGAACAGTGGATGGAAGAGGATCTAATGGGGCTTTACATGGTTTAACAAAATTCTCTATGGAAGAAGCGCCTTCAAGTACTTTCTTTTTAGAGTATGTGGCTAGACCACAAACTGCTGAGATGTTTTTTGAAGACGTTTTAATGGCTTTAGTTTTTTATGGTATGCCTTTATTAGCAGAGAATAACAAACCAAGACTTTTGTATTATTTGAGAAGAAGAGGTTATAGAGGTTATTCTATGAACAGGCCAGATAAAACGTGGAAGAAGTTATCTGTAGCGGAAAGAGAGGTTGGTGGTATACCCAATTCCTCAGAAGACATTAAACAAGCACACGCTGCAGCAATTGAAATGTATATACAGAGTCACGTTGGGTTACAAGTAAATGGTAACTATGGCACGATGTACTTTAATGAAACTTTGAATGATTGGGCAAAGTTTGATATAAACAAAAGAACGAAGTATGACGCTGCTATTAGTTCTGGTTTAGCTATAATGGCTTGTAATAGACACTTATACGCGCCTAACGCTAAGGTGGAGAGGCAAAAAATAAACATAAGCATATCTAAATATTCAAACAATGGAGATATGTCTAAAATAATCAAATAACGAATATGCATAATCAAGGTGTAACAGGTAGTTTTCCGAGTCAAGTTGTAAGTGATCTAGAGAAGATGACCGGTAAGTATGGTTTGGAGGTTGGAAAAGCTATTGCTAACGAGTGGTTTAATCACGGTGCTTATAACAATAGGTATTTAAACGCGTCTAATAATTTTCATAATTTAAGGTTATATGCTAGAGGCGAGCAATCTATTCAAAAGTATAAGGATGAGTTATCTATAAACGGTGATTTGTCCTATTTAAATTTAGACTGGAAACCAGTTCCAATTATACCTAAATTCGTGGATATTGTTGTAAACGGTATGGCGGAGAGAATGTATGACGTAAAAGCTTATTCGCAAGACCCACATGGCGTATCTAAGAGAACGGAATATATGGAATCTTTGTTAGCTGATTACCAAGCACAACCTTTAAACAAGTTGATCGAAGAAACTTTAGGTTTAACGATAAATGAAAACGACAAATCTCAAATACCTGCCTCTGAACAAGAGTTGGATCTTCATATGCAACTAACTTACAAGCAAGCTGTGGAAATAGCAGAAGAACAAGCTATAAATGTTTTGTTAGAAGGAAATAGATACGAGTTAGTTAAAAAGCAATACTATTACGATTTAGCTACTATAGGTATCGGTGCTGTCAAAACAACTTTCAACCAAAGCGAGGGTGTTAAAGTAGAATATGTTGATCCAGCTAATTTAGTGTACTCGCACACAGACTCACCTTACTTTGAGGATATATACTACGTTGGAGAAATCAAAGAAATACCAATAAACGAATTAGTAAAACAATTTCCACAACTAACACACGAAAACTTAGAGGAAATAATAGATCAAGGTGGTGGAAACCAAAACGTGTACAGGTTTGCGGGTGATGGAGATGCTGATAGCAATAAGGTTTCAGTGCTATACTTTAATTATAAAACTCACATGAATGAGGTTTATAAAATGAAAGAAACTAAAAGCGGAGGAGATAAAGCTATAGAAAAAGATGATTCATTTAACCCGCCAGAAGAAAAAGAAGGAGGATATAGCGCGCTTAAAAGGTGTATAGAGGTGTTGTTTGAGGGCGCCATGATATTAGGTAGTGATAAAATACTTAAATGGGAAATAGCTAGCAACATGATGCGTCCTAAAAGTGATTTTACTAAAGTTAAGATGAACTATGCTATCTGCGCGCCTAGAATGTATAATGGTAAAATAGAATCACTAGTTGGTAGAATAACTGGCTTTGCTGATATGATACAGTTAACACACTTAAAACTACAACAGGTAATGTCTAGAATGACACCTGATGGTATCTATTTAGATGCTGATGGTTTAGCTGAGATTGATTTGGGTAATGGAACAAACTACAGTCCTCAAGAAGCTTTAAATATGTACTTCCAAACTGGTTCGATTATAGGTAGGTCGCTAACGGCTGATGGCGATATGAATCCAGGTAAAATGCCTATTCAAGAAATACAATCAGGAAACGGTGGTGGTAAAATGCAGAGTTTGATACAAACTTACAACTACTATCTACAAATGATAAGAGATGTAACCGGGTTAAATGAAGCTAAGGACGGTAGTACTCCTGATAAATATTCGTTAGTTGGTGTTCAGAAATTAGCAGCAGCAAACTCAAACACAGCAACAAGACACATATTACAAGCGGGGTTATTCTTAACATCTGAGGTTTGTGAGGCTTTATCACTTAGAATATCTGATATTATAGAATACTCTCCAACAAAAGAAGCTTTTATACAACAAATAGGAGCACACAATGTTGCTACATTAAAAGAAATGTCTGAATTACATCTATATGACTTTGGTATCTTTATAGAATTACAACCAGATGAAGAGGAAAAACAGTTGTTAGAAAACAATATCCAAGCAGCGTTAGCACAACAAACGTTAGATATAGAAGATGCTATTGATCTTAGGGAGATAAAGAATATAAAACTTGCTAATCAGCTTTTAAAAGTTAGAAGAAAGAAGAAGCTAGAAAGAGATCAGAAGATGCAGCAAGAAAACATCATAGCACAAACACAGGCTAATACTCAAGCTCAGCAAGCAGCTGCTCAAATGGAAATTCAAAAGAAGCAATCCGAGTCTGAATCTATGCAGCAACTAGAAGAGATAAAAGCTAATTTTGAATCTCAAAGAATGATGCAGGAAACTGAACTTAAAAAACAGTTAATGGATCATGAGTTTGAGATTAAGATTAGAATAGCAAAACTAGAAGCCGATGCTTTAAAAGCTAAGGAAGACGGTAAAGAAGATAGAAAAGACGAAAGAACAAAAATACAAGCAACTCAACAATCTGAGTTAATTGATCAAAGAAAAAACGATTCACCTCCTAAAGATTTTCAAGAGGCGGATAAACCTAATATGATGGATCCATCAGCTATGTTAGGTATGTAACAAATTATTAACTATTATTATATTATATTATGGCAGAAAAAGAAGAACCAAAATTAGACGAAAAAGTAGAAAAGCTTAAGGTTAAGAAAAAACCTTCGGTAAAAAAACAAGTGCAAAGCGACGAACCTATAAAGGTTGACTTAAGCAAACCGGTAGAAACAACAGACGACATTATAAAGGTCGACATGACAAAGCCTGTTGAGGAAAAGGTTGAAGAAATAGTTGAGCAACCAGTCGCAGAAGAACAACCTATAGTAGAGGTTACAAACGAGGTGACACCACCTCCACCACCACCTCAGCCAACACTACCTGAAAACCTTCAGAAGGTTGTAGAGTTCATGGAAGACACTGGTGGAGATTTAAATGACTACATACAGTTGAATCAAAATTATGACGAATGGGATAATGATGATTTATTAAGAGCATACTACAAAGATACAAAACCTCACTTAAACAACGAGGAAATCAACTTCCTTATGGAAGATAACTTTAAGTACGAAGAAAGTTATGATGATGAAAAAGAAATTAGAAGAAAAAAATTAGCGCTTAAAGAGCAAGTTGCCAGTGCTAAAAGCCACCTGGACGGGCTAAAGTCCAAATACTACGAAGATATTAAAATGGGGTCTAAGCTCTCAGAAGAGCAGCAAAACGCCATTAAGTACTTCAACGAGTCGAAAGAGTTAAGTCAGATGCAAGAGCAGGCTAAGTCAGCGTTTTTAAATAAGACTGATGAGGTTTTCAATAGTGAATTCAAAGGTTTTGAATATAAAATTGGAGACAAAAGGTTTAGATACAACGTTAGCGATGCTGAAAAAGTAAAAACTACACAAAGCGACATTAATAATTTCATAGGAAAGTTTCTGAATGAAAAAAATCAAATGGAAAACGCGAGTGGTTACCACAAAGGTTTATTTACGGCAATGAATTCTGATGCAATCGCAAATCACTTTTACGAACAAGGTAAGGCTGATGCTTTAAAAAATAGCATAGCTAAATCTAAAAACATCAGTATGGATCCTCGACAGTCACACGGAGAAAGCGTTCAATCTGGTACTAAGTATAGAGTTTTAGGCGGTGAACAATCTAATACGGCTACATTTAAAGTTAAAAAAAGAAAATAATTAAAAATTAAAAATTAAAAAAGATGGCAATAACAGGAGCAACAAACACTGTGCCAGCTGCAAGAGCGCAGACGTTAGCAAGCAATTACATTGACTTTGCAACGGCTGGAAGTTCAGATGGTTGGGCACAACAATATTTACCAGATCTTATGGAGAAAGAAGCTGAAGTTTTCGGAAACAGAACTATCGGAGGTTTTCTTTCACAAGTAGGAGCTGAAGAGTCTATGGCTTCTGATCAAGTAGTTTGGTCAGAACAAGGTAGATTACATTTATCATACAAAAACTGTACGGTATCTTCTGAGACAATTACAATTGTAGATGAGGTTGATGGTCAAACATCTGCTTCAACTCACGCGATTCGTCCAGGTGATATGGTATTATTAGCTGACGCTAACGTTACAGCAACTGCTTTCGTTATATCAACAGCTGCTGATACTATTACAGTAAAACCTTACACTGCAACTAATTTAGCTGGTGCTGGGATATCTTCAACTTGTTCAGTACTAGTTTATGGTTCTGAGTATGTTAAAGGAGCTGTTGGTAGAGCGGGTGCTAATGCACCAGGATTTAAATCTTACACTAACAAACCAATCATATTAAAAGATAAGTATGAGATCTCAGGATCTGACGCTTCTCAAATTGGATGGGTTGAAGTTTCTGGTGAAGATGGACAATCAGGGTACTTATGGTACTTAAAAGCTTCAGGAGACACTAAAGCTAGATTTGCTGATTACTTAGAAATGGCAATGATCGAATCTGAAAAAGCTACAGGTACTGCACCAGTTGCAACTGAAACTGGAGCTGCTGGTTCTGTTACTGGTACTGAAGGTTTATTTGCAGCTATCACTGATAGAGGTAACCAAACTTCTGGTGTTACTGGTGTTAACGCTGCAACTGATTTAGCTGAATTTGACGCTATCTTAGCTGAGCTTGATAAAAATGGAGCTATTGAAGAAAACATGATGTTTGTAAATAGAGCAACTGCTCTAGCAATCGATGACATGTTAGCTTCTATGAATTCTTACGGAGCTGGAGGTACTTCTTACGGAGTATTTGACAACGAAGAAGATATGGCTTTAAACTTAGGTTTCTCTGGTTTCAGAAGAGGTTCTTATGACTTCTATAAGTCTGACTGGAAATACTTAAATGATAAATCAACTAGAGGTATTATCAATGACACTAACACTGTTGGTGCTGTTAGAGGAGTTATGATCCCTGCTGGTGTATCATCTGTGTATGATCAAAACTTAGGAAAGAATCTTAAAAGACCTTTCTTACACGTTAGATACAGAGCTTCTAATACAGAAAGTAGAAAAATGAAAACTTGGACTACTGGTTCGGTTGGAGCAACTACTTCTGATTTAGATGCGATGGAAATGCACTTCTTATCAGAAAGATGTTTAGTAGTACAAGGTGCAAACAACTTCATGTTGATGAACTAAGCACAATTATTTAAAGAGTCGGGGCTTCGGCCTCGACCCTTTTATTTATTAATTTTATTATATATTATATTATGGCAAAGAAAAAAGAAGTAAAACAAGAGGTGGTAGCCGAAGAGGTTACTAAGGTTGTAGAGCAACCAAAAAAAATAGTAGTGGAAAAACCGCTACCTAAAAAAGATACTTGGGAAATTAAAGATAGAGTTTATAGGTTGAAAAACGGAAAAAGCCCATTATCATACATGATCAAATCCGCGGACATATATTATTTTGACGAGGAGAAAGGTTATGAAAGAGAGTTGAAGTACACTAAAAACCAAAGAACGGTTTTTGTTGACGAGTTCAAAGGTGATGCTAGATTAGCTCACATTATATTTAGAGACGGAGTTTTAGCTGTACCTAAAAATAAAGTAACGTTGCAAAAACTTTTATCTATATATCACCCTTTAAAAGATAGGTTATTTTACGAGGTTGATAAAGTTAGAAATGCAGAGACTCAATTAGATTGGTTAGAATTTGAAATAATGGCTTTAAACGCTGCTAAAAACTTAGACATTGATATGGCTGAAGCCGTACTACGCGTTGAGGTTGGTTCTAAAGTGTCTAAGATGAGTTCTAAGGAGATTAAACGTGATCTGTTATTATATGCTAAGAAAAACCCAAAGTTATTCTTAGAACTAGTTACAGATAAAAATGTTGTTCTTAGAAACTTTGGTATCAAAGCAACTGAAATGGGTATCATTAAACTATCTCAAGATCAAAGAAATTTCACTTGGGCGTCTAACGATAGAAAGCTATGTACAGTTCCATTTGACGAACACCCTTACTCGGCTTTAGCCGCTTGGTTTAAAACCGACGAAGGAATGGAGATTTACTCCAGTATTGAAAAAAGATTAAATTAATCTAACTGTAGATGCAGTCGCTCTACGGGGCGATTGCAAACTACAAACTAAAAAGAAATTATGCCCAACGTAGATACAGTATACCAAAGAGTATTAGCGCTAGCTAACAAAGAGCAAAGAGGTTATATAACACCTCAAGAATTTAACTTGTTAGCCAATAAAGCTCAGCTTATTATTTTTGAACAATATTTTTATGATATTGATATTGAACTCAACGAGATGGGTGCCAAACAAGCGCCAGGAAATAGCACCGAATATAGTAATAGAATAGATATTTTAGCAGAAAAAATAGCCCCATTTGAGCGGTTCGAAGTAGATATGTCTGCTGTTGCTGGTAACAAGATTTCACTACCAACTATAGGTGTAGGTGGGGTTATTGCTGCTGTGCACAAGTTAGGCACGGTATTTTATAACGCGGGTGTTTATAATGTAGAGGTCGAAAGAGTTGAGAAGAATGAATTACCTTATATGGAGAGAACAGCTTTAGCCGCTCCAACCAACGAAAGACCCGTTTACCTAAGACAAAGAGATGGTATTATTAAGTTGTATCCAGAATCACCGACAGTAGCCTATACGACGGCTAATGTAACTTGCAACTACATAACAAAGCCAACACCGGTTATTTGGGGTTATACAGTCGTAAACAATCAAGCTATGTACGATGCTACGACATCTACAGATTTTGAATTGCACGGATCTGAAGAAACTGATTTAGTTTACAAGATATTAGAGTTAGCTGGTATTACTTTAAACAAACCAGGTTTAGTTCAAATGGCAGGAGCAGAAGAAAATGAAATAATAGCTAAAAAACAATAATAAATGGGATTAATAACACAAACAGGACAACAGTATTATAGTACAGCCTCGCCAACTCCGTTTGGTGATTATCAATTTACATCTTTAGAGCATATTATCAATCAGTTTATTATAGCTTACGTTGGTGAGGATAAGATTATACCTAAGGTAAAAAGAACTGATGTTGCTTTTCACGCTCAAAGAGCTTTGCAAGAATTATCTTTTGATACATTTAAATCTACAAAGTCTCAAGAGATAGTTTTACCATCATCACTAACCATGAAGCTGCCACAAGATTATGTTAACTATGTTAAGTTTACGTGGAGCGATTCAGCGGGCATAGAACATGTTATATATCCAGCAGCAAAAACTTCAAACCCACTTCAAGTACAGCAAGATGCAGCGGGTACTTATCTTTATGATAGCACCGCTTTAGATGTTGATAATACATCGACTACTAATGCAAATTATCAAGCAGCTACACCTAACGATCTTGATGATTCTGCTAGCGACGAGATATACGCGGCTTTAGCTGGTCAAAGATATGGTATTGATCCTCAATACTCCCAAGTAAATGGATCGTTTTTTATAGACGAACTAACGGGATTAGTTCACTTTAGTTCTAATATTGCTGGAAAAACTGTGATAATAAAATACATAAGCGATAGTCTTGGAACAGATGCCGAAATGAAGGTTCATAAGTTTGCTGAAGAAGCGATGTATAAATGGATAGCACACGCTATACTATCTACAAAAGCAAATGTACAAGAATATATCGTACAAAGATTTAAAAAAGAAAGATTTGCTGAGGTAAGAAAAGCTAAATTAAGATTATCTAATATTAAATTAGAAGAGATTACTCAAATTTTAAGAGGTAAATCGAAACAAATAAAACACTAATTAAATGCCAGAGTTAAAACGTAACTTTACGAAAGGTCGAATGAACAAAGACCTTGACGAAAGAATGGTACCTGACGGCGAGTATAGAGACGCTTTAAACGTTGAGATTTCAACATCAGAAGGCTCTAACGTTGGTACTATCCAAACTTTAAAGGGTAATACAAACGTCATCACAGGTACTGTTTTATCAAATCTAACCGCGGGCACTAACCTATTTAGCAATGCTAGTTGTGTTGGTAGTATCGTTGATAATAAGTCTAACAAGTTGTATTGGTTTGTGGCTGATTCTGGTATAAATTACGATGCTAGTTGGTCCACTGGAAACTCGGCTAACAATACTTATTCCCACGCTGAACAAGATGCCTCTGGAACAGTTAGTGTTGTGCATAAAGTTTACTCTGATTATATTTTAGAGTACGACGATAATGCAAAAGAGTGTAATTGGATTGCTGTAGAAAACTACAAAGTAGAAACTGTTATATCAAATGACAGTCATAGTACTGGTACTACTCCAGGAGATCATTTACATGTTAGTAATCTTGGTTTACCTGGAGACATACGACCAGTTGGAATACAAGTTGGTATGGACGTTTTGGTTAATGGTATAAACACTAGAATAACAAAAATAGAAGAAGATGACACTGGTAGTTGGAATGGTTGGAGAGTTTATACTGAGCATGCTGCCGCTGACTTTCCTGGTTTAGGAACTATTACCGCTGGTACTAGTATTACTTTTACACTACCAAAAGAAAAAAGAGCTTTAGGGTTTTCTCACTTTGCAAACACTAGGCCTGGTAAACTTATAACCGGTATAAACGTTATTGATGATCTTTTATTCTGGACGGATAATTTAACAGAGCCTAAAAAAATAAACATAGAAAGGTGTAAGTACGGATCGACATACGGACCGCACGATAACTCAGCGTCTACACAACCTAGTGCTACCGCGCTATTCCACTCTTCCGTGTCTGGTGTTATAGTTAACTCAACATATGGAACTAGAAAGTACCCAACATTATTAATAGTAAACGGTTTAATACCATCAAGCGACAATTATAGACTAGCATTAAAAACTACTTATGCTTCTGCTATTTTATATCCTTTTTTATCTTACCAACACACAACAGTAATTAAAAAATCTCCATTAACTCCTTTGAAGCTAACTATGTCCAAAGCTTCTAACTTGCAGTCTAATTTACTTGATTCCAAGGATGGCGTTTTAGTTGTAGATACTAATATTACCCTTGATGAGGTTGCACCTGGAAGCGGTACTTCTAATTACTTTTTTGATAACTTTGGTGTAAGACACCCAAGTGGTTATACTGGTTTAGACACTATTACCTTTCCACAGGTAATGGATTGGAAGGAGAGTGATATTATCGAGTTTTACCCAACCAATGACGATGCTGGTTTTGAAGACGAAGCTTTAGTTACTTTAGAAATAACTAGCGCTGTAAACGGGGTGACTTTTGGGTTCGAGATACAATCTATATCATCAGCAGTGTTACAATCTTTTCGTAATTGGAATGTTAAGTTGCAAGGTAAAGATCCTTTATTTGAGTTTAAATTTCCAAGATTCGCTTATAGGTGGAGATACGAGGATGGTGAGTACTCTACTTACTCGCCTTTTTCTGAAGTAGCGTTTTTACCAGAAGAATTTGATTATTTTCCAAAAAAAGGTTTTAACCTTGGTATGACAAATAACTTGAGATATTTACTACTTTCTAATTTCAAACCAACAACAATGCCACTTGACGTTGTTGAGATAGACATTGTATACAAGGAATCAAACTCACCAAATATTTATACTGTTGAAACTATAAAGTCTCCAAGTTTTCGTGTTGAAAGTTTAAACACTATAGATTTTGACGGGGACGATGGGTGGAAGGGTTTAATTGAGGGAACTTCTGGTACTAGTGTGGAGGCTCCAAATACTTTAGAAGAGGTAATGGAGGTGGTTGGAATAAACACTTTCTCTGGAGATTATGTTTATCAAAATGGAACATACTACATTGGGGTTGAGTCTCTTACTAACATGAGAGTAGGTAGTGTTATTAGATGGCCGAATCTCAACCCTCAGATACCAACAGCACTCACCGCAAACGTCGTTGTTACTGAAATTATACAAGAGGCTTATACAGAGGTGGATCCCTTAACTGGTTTAACAGTAAGTGGAGTACGCGATTATATATCATTAAATCATAACGACCCAACAACCCCTACAGCTGTTACGATAAATAGCGCTAGTAATTGGTATACAGCTGGCACAGAGATATTAGCATACGATATGCAACCTAGAAGACCAGCGGTTTATTTAGACCACCCACAGGGTTCTCTAGAAGTAAAGACTGATATGATTCATGCTACTTTACCCGCGAATCAATTGCTAAGGCCTTGGGACAATGTACCTAGAAAATCACTATCGCAAGAGGTTAGTGGGAATAGAGTTGTTTATGGTAATTATGTTCAAAATTACGATTTAAAAGATGTGACGGGTAAAATTGTTAAACAGGAATTTAAAGTTGCAAGTGGATATAGAAAAAATATTCGAGAAAACATAAGGTACAATGCACAGACAGCTTTGTTAAACCCTACGACTGGAGCCACTATTCCTTGGTGGCACTCATTAAACACGATACCGCTAGCTGCGGCAGAGCCAGAAAGATCTATAAAATCTATACGTGATTATCAAATTGGCGTTGTTTTTTCTGACGAGTTTGGAAGACAGACGCCAGTACAAACCCACGAAACTGGAGTTTTAAAAATTCCTAAAGCACGTGCTATTAATTACAACGGTTTGAATATTAAGTTAAAAAGATACAATTATCCAGAGTGGGCAACACACTATAAGTATTATATAAAAGAAAACGCTAACGAGTATTATAATTTAGCAATGGATCGTTTTTACGACGCTGAAGATGGTAATGTTTGGTTATCATTTCCTTCTTCTGAAAGAAACAAGGTGGACGAAGAGACTTTTTTGATACTTAAAAAACAACATGATACCGATGTTTTTGTAAAAGAAGACGCTAGGTATAAGATATTAGCTATAGAAAATGAAGCTCCTGACTTTGTAAAAACAAAATATGATACTTTTGGTATAGTAAGCATCGACCCGTGGCCGACGACTGGAGAACCGAGATTCCAAAATCTTCACATTGACATTCCTAGTTCGCATTTTGGTAACGGTGGGGCTTTTTATGGTGCCACTAGTGCTACAGATAGGGTTATGCGAATATTAGATGCCACTAATATATCGCGATGGTACAACATCGTGAGTATAGAAACTTACGGTGGCAACAAAAGGGTTAGAGTAGAAAAGAACTTTGAGATAGACATGGCGTTTACCACAGACGACAATACGAATACCGGCGCTATAAACCCAAATTTATCCGTTGAAATCGCTAAAAAAGTAACTAAAATACTCCCAGAGTTTGAGGGAAGGTTTTTTGCGAAGATTTATAGAGATGCTGTTGTTGAGAAAAATATACTTGCTTTTACTGCAAATAAAGACTATATTACAACTACACTACTAAAACTAGGACACTCTGATAACATTACAGATGCTAAGAACCGTTGGAGATATACGTATAGCGGTGTGAGTGATTTTGGGGGAAGATGGTGGTGTTCCCACGAAGATCCTTACAATGTGCTTGAGGATTTTGACGGTTCTCCCGTACTATATGGGCTAAGAAGTAGTACCTTAGATGTTCAAATACACTGGGGTTGGGAAGGCACGGAACATTGGGGTATAACTAGGCATGGTAATAATTTTAGAGCAACCAACGCGGTTAAAGATCAAGCCACTAAACTGCGTAATGGTGGGCAGTTATTTAGATGGAAAGGAGATACAACTGTGTATAGGGTCGTAAAGGGTAAGGAAAGAGGACAGCGTAATTACAACAAATCAAAATATGCCTCTAATCATAGTGTTGCTATAAGAATGTACTTTGAGCCAAAAGTTGGTGATACGAGTGGAATTAATAACACCGGTTTAGACGCGGTTGGACAACCGTGTTCGGGTTATGATCCTAGATACAAAAACGCAGAAGGAACCACTGGTGGCGCTTATAAAGACATTACCTTTTCATCAACTTGGAGTAAATCAGCTTGGATATACAACAACTTAAGCACCGCATCTTACAATAGAAGTATAGAGTTTTTAGAGGAGTTTATTCCAAATAACAGTTACAGTAGTGATAACCCAGCTATATGGGAGACAGAACCAAAAGAAAATGTTGATGTTGACATTTACAATGAAGCAAGTGAATGTTATCCTATTAGAGACGAGTGGAACCCTTACTTAAGTCAATTTACTTCTCACACTTATTACAATAGTTGGAATCCAATTAGTTATTATAATTGTTTTTCTTTTGCTAATGGTGTTGAATCCAATAGAATCAGAGATGACTTTAACGCTGTTACAATAGACAAGGGACCTAAAGTATCTACCGTGTTAGCAGAGCAGTATAGAGAAGAGCGTAGGAAATCTGGTTTAATTTATTCTGGTATATACAACTCAACAAGTGGTGTAAATAGATTGAATCAGTTTATAATGGCTGAGAAGATTACAAAAGATTTAAACCCTACGTATGGTAGTATCCAAAAACTATGGTCAAAAGACACTAGTTTGGTTGCCTTCTGCGAAGATAGAGTAATAGGTATAACCGCTAATAAAGACGCTTTATATAATGCTGATGGAAACCCACAACTTATCGCTTCGGACAAAGTGCTTGGGGACGCAAAACCTTACACTGGTGATTTTGGTATATCTACAGACCCAGAATCATTTGCCTTTGATCAATATAGAGCTTACTTCACCGATAAATCTAGAGGGGCTGTTATAAGATTTTCTCAAAACGGTTTAACACCAATATCCGACATGGGTATGAAAGATTACTTTAGAGACGCTTTTCAGTTTCAAAATATTGATTTAAACGGTAGTTACGATACTAACAAAAGATTATACAACTTAAGCGTAAAACTAGGTTCAACTGCAACCTCAGAGACAGCTGGATGTAGTGATGGTATGGACGTAGCGTTTATAATTGATTACACCTCTAGCATGGAGAATGCTATTGAAAACGTGAAAACTGGAGTTGCCGCAATAGCGACACACATATCAACGTTAAGCACTTCTAACGACTATAGATTAAGTTTATCGATACATGATGAATACGCTACAGAGGCCCCGTACGATAGTACAGAGCCGTTGTATTTAGCGCTTCCTGATTACACAAACTTACCCGCGAGTCAAAGAAGCGTGACAACAAGTGCTGCTACTAGTACAACTGGTATCGCGTATGGTGGTGGTGGATTTAACAGTCAAGTCTACGGTGGTACAAGAACCTATTACAGAACAGCGTTGGAAATGTTCAGTATCAACAACGAAGCTTCATTCTCATCGCAACTCGCTAAATTAAATACCGCCGCACTTCCTCTTGGTTGGGGGTGGGGGCACAACATGCCAGAGTCAACTGACACATTAGTAGAGATGGTTGCAAACGCAGCTTTTACTGGACAGTGGAGAAGTGGTGTTGCTAAGTATATCGTAATAATGACAGACGCTAATCCCGCTGGTGAAGACGATTTTTTTGACTCTGCTGACACGGTTATTTTAGCCAATTTAGCCGCTGACTTAGTAGCGCAAGATATAAAGGCAATAGTTGTTGGTCTGGGGGTAAATATGCCAGATGATATTGTTATAGGGGCTACACCTACGTATCCTTGGAGAGATTTTGCAGATGCTACTGGTGGTATTTGGGACGACGCCGTTCCTAACGGTTACAGCACAGCTGTTATTGACGCTTTATCAGACCTGTGTGATATAACCATCAGTCCTTCTATCAACACAACTCCACCAAGCTTTATTACTACGGTTAGTTTTAGCGAGGATTCAAAAGGTTGGACAAGTTTTAAATCTTGGCTACAAGAATCTGGCGCAAGTTTAAACAACAAGTACTTTACTTTTAGCGGAGCAGCATTGTATCAACATCACAGCAACGAAACTAGGAATAATTTTTACGGTATACAGTACCCTTCAACTGTATGTGTTATTTTTAATGATATGCCGGGTAGTGTTAAAAACTTTAGTTCACTAAGCTACGAGGGTAGTCAATCAAAAATTGATATAAACATTACTGATGGAGAGTATTACAACAACGCAGCTGTGGATGGGTGGTTTGCAGAGTTGATAACAACAGACCTAGAAACAGGGTTTATACCTGAGTTTAAAAATAAAGAAGGTAAATGGTTTAATTACATAAGAGGGAATCAAACCAACAACTTATCTAATCTTGATGTAAGTCAATTTTCAACACAAGGTATTGGTAGACCTTCGGTTGTCGCTACGACGCAGGATCCTAGAGTAGATAAATATACATTAACAATCCAGGATACTGGAGATACAGATTAAATAAATGGCAAATAACTATACAATAACATCTAGTGTTACGCAGGAGAATGTTGGTGATTCAGTAGTCAATGGAACCATACCCTCGAGTGTTGAGTTAACTATAACACCAGACACAGGTTTTGTTTTACAAGCTTCCGATTTTAGTATAGGAACAACCTTACCAATAGAGGTTGCTTCTGTTTCCTTTGCAGACACTGGAACAGCTTTAGACCCAACAAACACAGTTGTAGCTACAGTTAATCTAGCTAGTTGGTATACCATGCCTAACAACTCAGATGTTATCAATATTGATATTGACGGTAGGACACAAGGTTTTAAACCAAGATTAAACTTTACGTCTGTTGTGGCAGTTGATGCTAATTTTAATGCGGTTTTGAGTGCTGAGGGTGGAACTGGAAGTATTACCTCATCAACCGTTGACTCGATCAAAACAGACACTTATTCAGGAATGGTTGACCAAAATAAGAACACTTTGGTGTGTACAATGAACATAAGTTTAGCTGATAGCCTAAAACACATGGCAAGTCAACCTTCTTACAGGTTATCTTCTAGTGACAGTTCTAGGTGGGGCTCTACAACCTCCCCTACGTACGACAGTGAAAACCAGCTTACAGGTATAGTGTATAGTTTTTACTATAACATGGGTGGTAGTGATATAGACACGTCTCTTGGTGAGAGTATAATATGGTCGCTACCGTCTGTTGTCGAAAACAACAAGACCATAAAGCATATTAGTGGCGCTTATTACACTAATTATGAGAACGAATCCATATTACCAGCAGAAAACACCGACCTACAACTAAACGTTGTGGGTAGTGAAACTGGTGATTATGATATAAAAATTGAAGATACAAATGGTTTAACTTACGATTTTAGCACAAACACCTTTACAAGAGAACAAACGTCTTCTGGTATACAGCGGATATATTCTAAAGAACAACAGGAACTACTCGGCCGAGTTGCGTATTTAAATTCACACACTATAAGTTTTCCTGCTTATTTCAAGGAATCTGGATATGATTTTCACTTCAAAACAACTATAACTCCATCCGATTGGTCAAATGCAAGTGGAACTAGTACTGATCCTCACGTTATAACACTAAGGCAATTTGGAGAGGTTGACTGCGTGTTGTCCACAACAGCCGGAACGTACGGTACGACTGTTGCTGATACTGTTATAAAAAGCATAACAAACGGAATACCACTATCCACATTATCAAGCTTTATTCCAGCTGACTTCCCAACAAGAAGTACGAGTAATAATGGGTATTTCTCGTCAACACAAGCTTTAGGGTATACTGTTAATGGTACGGTTTCTTCACATACCCACGTTAGCACGTCTGTTGTCTTAACGGCAACATCGGCTACTTTAAAACTACAAACCGGAGATAGTGTTACCGGCACGGGTATTGCCACAGATACAACGATAACAGTTGACGGCACTAGCACTATTGTTTTAAGCAAATCGTCTACCGAAACTATTACTGGTACACTAGTATTCACAAGAACAGTTGGTATATCTAGACAACCTTTAGCTACGGATATACACAATGTTATCCCAACCGCTTCATACAGTCCATATTACTATGATTTTAGTGTAATAGAGAGCACGACAAACTCCACGTTGGTAAAAGTAGACCCTACAGATGCAACTAATATCTCTGTAGGTATGCTTGTGGAGGGTTATAATGTAATAGGTTACCCAACGGTAGTATCGCATTCAAACGGTATTGTAGAGTTGTCACAAGCACAAACAATATCTATAGGAGAAAACTTAACTTTTTCTGCTGGAAGATCTTTAGATATAAGTAGATTAGAAGTGACTGGGGCTGGAACAGCAGCTTGTAAGTTGATTGTGGAGGGAAGCGTGCTTAGAATGGGTTATGGCGACACTTTAGATGCTTTGATTTTAGCTAACTTTATAACAACATACGCAGCACCTACAATAGTAGCTGCAACAGCAACTTGTACACTTGACAGTAGTATTACTATAGAACCTTTGTCCGGTTGTACTACTCATACTGGCGTGCTTACGATAGAAGCTATTGGAGTGGTAGGGAAAGGTAATGCTAAGATTAGCGATAACAAGCAGTCTATACTATACGTTGCTCCAACAAGTGGTAGCTCTGATACTATAACATATACTATAAGCGATGGGGTTAGCGCGACTACAAGTGCTCAAAACATCGTGGTAACTTTAAGACCTTAAATATGCCTACATTAACATTAACTTTTCCACAACAAATACAAGTATCAACTCAAGTAGGTGATATGGTTTTGTACTGCAATCCAAGCTCTACGGCTGCAAATGGTTTTTCTACATCAGCTCAATCAGACGTTGTTATGATAGGGCCTTGTTTAACTATTGCTGGCAATCGATTGTCTATGACTGTAGATTATGTAACTGGAACAGTGCTGCCAACGAGTAGTAGTTTTATATTGTTTAGCAAAGATAAGTATTCTAATCCAAGTGGTTTGTTAGGGTATTATGCTGAGGTGTGTTTTAAAAACACCTCCTCAACTGAGGCTGAGTTGTTTGGTGTAAACGCTGATATGTTTGAAAGTAGTAAATAAACAGCAAAAACTGTGACTATAAGCATATTAAATTAAATTAAATGGCTGACGAACAAGAGATAATAAAAAGAGAGAACCAACTACTAGCAAGAAGTAAAATTTTAGATGTAGAAAACGCTTTGCTCGAACTTGTAGATGGGGTGAATATCGTAAAAGGAGATTCTGACGTATGTCCTTTAAAACATACTTTTACAGAAGGTATATACGTGAGGCAAATGTCTATGAAAAAAGACTCTGCTGCTATAGGTAAGATACATAAAGATGATCACGTTTGGTTTTTAATGTCTGGAAGTATATGTGTAGCATCGGAAACTAGTTCTGAAAACTATGAAGCTCCTTGCTACGTAGAGGCTCCAGCTGGATCTAAGAGAGTTTTGTATGCAATTGAAGATTGCGTTTGGGTGAATGTGTATCCTAACCCAACAAACACAGAGGATTTAGAAGAATTAGAGGAGATGATTATAGCTAAGGACTATAACGAATTTGAAGAATATATGAATAATAAAAACAATACAATATGAGCTGGGTAATGGTGGCGGTAACGGTTGGTACCGCGGTATATAAAGGTGTAGAGGCGAGAAAAGACCGTAAAGCAAGAGAAAAAGAGCAAGAGAGGGCTAACAAGGAAATGGCAAACCAAAAAGCTAAATTACAAGCTTTAGACATGAGTAATCCTTACGCTAACATGCAAAATACTATGGAGGATTTAACCATCAACCAACAGCAAGTTGACTATCAAACCCAACAAAGTCAAATTAACCAAGCTAACACATTACAAGCTATGCAAGGAGCTGCGGGTGGTAGTGGCATTGGTGCTTTAGCTCAATCACTTTATAATCAAGGGGCTAAAACATCTCAACAAATTGGGGCTGGAATCGGCCAACAAGAGAGAGCAAATCAATTATCAGCGGCTCAAATGGAATCTAGTATACAAGACAAAAAAGCTCAAGGTAAACAATGGTCTATCAATAAACAACAAGAAGCAATCACGGGTCAACTGACAGCGGCTAGAGCAGATAAAGCTTCAGCTGATACAGCTGCTAATGTAGCCGCGACAAACCAAGCAAACGCTAACCAGGAATTAATAGGGGCTGTTGGTTCTGGAGTGCAAACAGGTGTATCAAATAGACAGGCTGGTGGAACTTTCTGGAACGCTAACGGTTAAAATAAACAAACATGGGAAAAAAGAAAAATAAGAAATCAGAACCTTTAAAAGCAACAACATTTGATATTGCAAATTATGGTGTAACCAAAGCGTCTACAGCTAAAAGCGGTACATCATCAACGTCTTTTACTGGTGGTACTCCAGATTGGGATAAAGTTACCTCTGCTAAAACCCACATGGAAAACACAATGAAATTGCAAGAGCAAAACCGTAAATCTGTGGCTGATAAAAAAGCAGCGCGTGAAAACAACGAGGAGGTAAAAGAAACTACCAACAAAGAGGAAGTTAAAACAACTGCAGCTGAAGAAAAAGCTACGGTTGAAGGAGAGACTCCAGTTGAGGTAGGAAATGAAGAGGTAAAAGATGAAAAGGAAAAAGAGGGAGATGTTGAAGATGATGTTGTTGGGGATGATGTTGTTGAGGATGATCCCGTTGAGCTTAGTGAAAAAGAGTTGACATCAGACGTTTATAATGTAAAAACAGCTACCAAAATTTCTTTAGCAAATCTTTTTAAAAATGGAAAACTAAAGAAAGGTAAACCACAGCACTCTAAAGAAGTACAAGCTAGAATGAAAGCTGATTACAGATCGGCGAAAAACGAGATAACAAAATTAAAAAGGGATAAGAAAAACAGAAATAGCGAGGCGTCAAAGAAAAGAATAGAAGAGTTAGAAGAAATAGTCAAGAAAAACAACTATAAAAGCCGAAACATAAACTTACTAACAGTAACACTACCTAATGGGAAGAAAGAAGAAATGACAGCCGAAAGGTTTGAAACAGAATACGCTGATGTGTTTGATTTGAAAGACAAGAGTGGTAGAAAGTATAAAGGAGGTTCAGTTAGAGGTGGAAGAGATTACATGTCGCCAATTGAATTCCGTAGCCCAATGAAAGATTTAGTACGAGGTATACATCCACATAATGATGATCATAGAGCGTATGATAAAGGTGAGGGTCCAGATCCACACGCGGAAGAAAAGCCAGCTCCAACTAAATTTAGATCACCATTTGCTAGAAGATCTAGAGGTTACTTAAAAGTTCGTGAAAACTGGGCGCCACAACAGTCAGCGCCAATGAACCACGGTTCGTTTGAAGATTTTCAGCTTGGTAGAAACGGACACAATCCAGATACTATGTCGAGTAAGCATGAGGATTGGCACGCAAAGCAATCAGGTGAAAAACCACCGATGAATTACGGTAGTCCTTTACACCAAGAACAAACTGGTATGGAAAACCCACAGTTTGGCAGTATATGGGATAAAATTGAGCACTATGGGCCCGACATGGAGGAGAAAGTTGATAAATTTATACAACACGTTAGTTATAATCCTGACGCAGAAAAACCAATTAAGTCCATGCAAAACCAAGAATGGG